GACCGAAGAAGAAACTAAGGTAAAAGACGAAGAGACGGCGAGACTTGACAAGATAGCAGCAGAAAAAGGTTTAAAAGAAAAGTCAAAGGAAATGCTCCGCGTCGGTTCTGGGACAATCCGCACAAGAAGAGGAGCGCGTCCACGCGTCGCTAAAAGATTACAAGGATCTGGAATTGAGCTCCAGCAAGAACTAGGAGGACTAGGCGTCGCTATTGGCGAATTCTTTGGAGCCGAAGCTGAAACCGTCGTTAATATGCCGAAGCTATATGATAGCCTTGAACATACGCTTCGATACAACCCTAATACACCTGAAGAAACTAAAATAATACTTGAAGATGTTGAAGCGTTATACGATGAAGCACAACCAGTTATCAAGGGAGAGTTAAGGAAAGCCAAAGACAGGGTGCTGGGGAGAGGAAGACGTGCAGTTCCAAACAAGCCCGTGTTTGTTCAGAAGTATGAAGAGCTTAGTAACGACGTGTTTAGAGCAAGGAGATTATTCAAAGGATACACGCCTGAAGAAGTCAAGAAAGCACTTAGTGGCCGAGAAGGTGAACCAGGGTATCTCCCTGAAGGCGCTATAATAAAAGACCCTAAGAGCTTCTTTAGAAACGAGTTACTTGGAGAGTTTGAAGGAGCAACTCGCATACCTAAAGGTGGATTTAAGGCCTCTGCGCTTCTAAAAGACATGACGGACGAGCAGAGCGCTGAGATCGCTAAGCTACTTGATGTTTCACCTGAAATCTTAAAGCAGCGCCAAAAAGACTACCGGGATTACCGCAGCGGTGTTCGTAAACCTGTCCCAGAAGCCAAAGTGACTCCTAAAGAGGCCCCTAAAGAACCTGAAATTAAACAGGAAGCTAAACCTAAACGTGAGCTACCTCCGATTCCTAAAGGACCTAAGTTTAAACAAGAACAACTAGAGTTGAATCTCGATGAACCTATAAAGACTGATCCTACAGTAGAAGCTAAAGTAACAGGAACTAAAGGTAACATTTCGATCTACTCACCTCAAAAAGGAGGCGATAAGATGGAAGGCGGATACCCGTCGTCACGTCCAGGGCCTGATGGGAAGTTTTTAGTTCGAACCGTTCAAGAGTATGCTGAGGGTAAGCATGATTACATAACACTCGCAGGGAATCCAGCTTTCTATAATAAAGAATATGTTATACCTGCTCTTCCTTATAAAGATCCTAAGACTGGCGAGAAAAAGACATTCAATAACGTAAGGGCTATTGTCCACGATACGGGTGAGATGTTTAAAACAGCACCAGAATTCCGCTTTGATATTCCGCTTGGTAAAGACTTAAAAAGGGAGGAAATGGAAGATTATGAACTTCTTCTTAACACGAACGGAATATCATATATCCCGGCTGTTGAGCCTAGAGATTCAGAACCTGTAGACGCAGACGACAACCTGTCAGATGACGGGGCGTTAAAAGGCACCGGGCTTCTACCTCGAATAAATTAAATAATATTAAACACAACGTAACACACTTATGGCCATAGAAGACAGCTTAATGCCTCCAAACGAAGAAGAAGACGACTTGTTCCTCGATATTGTTAAAGCCCCGTTCAGAGGGGCCGAGGGAGCAGTACAAGGGGTATACAACTTCTTAGACTTTGCTACCGGAGATATTCTCCCAGACTACGACCAACGTGCTCTTGGTCGGTCCTCAACGATGGCCGGTGGTATTGTAGAGGGTATCTCTCAGTTTATCACTGGGTTTATTCCTGTTGCAGGCGCGTTAGGTAAAGCAGGTCAGGTTGTTAAAGCTAGAAAGATGTTTGGCGGTGACGTAGCGAAACAACTGCTGAAACGTGGAAACCAGATCCCTGCAAAACAAATGGCAGCGATCAATAAGACATCCAAGAAAGCCACGTTCGTTAAGAACTACGCGGCTGGTGCAGGCGCCGACTTCCTGGCGTTCAACGGACAAGAAGAACGATTGAGTAACTTCTTGTATCAATACGAGATGTTCCAGAATCCGGTCACTGAGTATCTTAAGGCTACCGGGGACGAAGATGAAATTGAAGGACGCTTCAAGAACGTTTTGGAAGGGATGTTCCTTGAGATCGGCGCTACGGCTCTGTTAGTCCCGTTCCTTAAGAGTGTTAAATTAATAAAAAATAGAGGGAGACTAGTGGCCGAAGGGATGGACCCTGAGGAAGCCACTGCAGAAGCGATGTCAAAATCTGACATGACACAAGACGAGTTGTTTGGTGCAAACGAAGTAGAAGCCCCTAAGGCGCCACGTCCAGAAAGTAAAGCCAAAGGAGAAGAGCCTGATATTGAAGCAGAGAAAATCAAAGACGAGCCTGACGAACCTAGCGGCTTTGAAGGCTTAGAGCAACAAGAGTTTCAATTTAGGCTCGACGCTGACTCAGAGAAATCACTTGGCTTTGCTAATACGCCACTCAGAGACGGACAGAAATTAAACCCAGAGGCCGAAGCAAAAGCAACAAAGCTTAACAGAGCACTAGCCCAAGACATAAGCGTAGGCGGTAAGCAAGCGCTGATGAGTAACATAAGGCTCGTGTCGTCTGAAAGTGACTTATTGCCTCTTGTTCGTGCATTGTCTACCAACCAGACGCTTGAGGCTATCGAAAAGGGAACGCTCAAAAAGACAACTGAGAAAGATATTCTCCAAGAGTCAATGGATCTCTCGGATGCGCTTGGGGGCAATAAGAACTCTATTGAGGCTGAGTATAAAAAGCTAAAGGCACGCGGAGATCAATACGCCGATCAGTTCAACAAGGACCAGATGGCTATTAAATATTTAAATAATACATTAGCACGCAAAGCCCATGACCTTGCCGTTGAAGTCCGAGGGTTAACCAAAGGAACCGACGCCTACGAGGAGAAGTTTACTGAGATGCTCTTCCACCTTAATCTTACTAATGCCTCACAGAACCTGTTTGCACAGTTTGGACGCACTGCTTCACTAGGAATGCTCCAGCGTAAATACATGTATAAACAGATCAAAGGCAAGAAGATCGACCCACTGCCTGACAAGCTGACCCCACAGGACATCGCTAAGTTCCGCGATCAGCGCCTGGGTAGCATGAGCGACGAGAAACTCTTGGACCTCGTGGTCAACGCTAAGACCGGAGACGACATAGAGCACGGACTCAATAAGATCGCTAAGGGCGGACTAGGCAGCAACATGATGAACATGGTGCAAGAATACTGGATGAATTCACTGCTCTCAGGTCCTACTACACAACTAGTTAACTTGATAGGCTCTGCGGTAACTTATGCCGTAGGGACCGTCGAGAGAACCCTAGGCAGCGCGTTGTCAGGTAACTTTGCGCTCACCCGTGCTACCCTACAGTATTCGTTTAGTATGCAAGCCGTCGCCGATGCTTTCAAGTTGTCAGCACGAGCCCTAAAGAACGGAGAGGCCATCTCGATCCCCGAGGCAAGGCTATTTGACGACAGAGCGAGCGCGCGTAAAGCTATTAGTTATTCTCCTCCAGGGGGTGATAATGCTATATCAAGCACCTTTAACTTCTTGGGGGAAGTAGTGCGACTACCATCGAGGGGACTCGTGGCTGGCGATGAGTTTTTCAAGGCGTTCAACTACCGAGCTTACGTTCAACAAGAGTTAGCAGCCGAAGCAATCCAGAAAGGACTCAGGGGCAAAAACCTATCTAAGTATGTTGCAGATAGAGTCCAAGGTTACACCACTGAGACCGGAAGGATCTTCAATGAGGCAGGCATTAGGCGAGACGCAGAGCTCAAAGCTGACGAGATGGATCTAAAGTTTGAAGAACGACAGAACTTTATCGAAAAGGAAGTCGCTAAGTCTACCCAGCAGCCTTTTGTTTTACCTGATGGCACAGAGCTCAGCTTCAAAGACCGGGGCGTCTTGACTGCTAAGGCAGAGCAGATGGCGAAAATCAACACGCACACGCAGGACTCACAGAACAGCGTGTCAAACATGTTGTCTATGTTAACGCAGAAACACCCAACGCTTAAGTTTGTGATTCCGTTTGTGCGCACACCGACGAACCTGTTGACCTACGGTATCTCTCGGTCTCCCTTTGGATCTCTGCAGGTCCTAAGTAAAGACTTTAGGGCCAAGCTTATGAGCCCTGACGCTACAGTGCGGGCCGAGACACGAGGACGACTTGCTACCTCAGTGACCACCACGGCTGCCTTGCTGTATTTCTTACAGAGCGGTAAAGGCCAAGGGCTCATCACAGGCTATGGCCCTAAGAACAAAGAGCAACGAGAGTCCTGGGAGATGAACAACCAACAGTATTCCATTAAAGTCGGGGACAAGTGGGTAAGCTACAACAGGCTCGATCCGATCGCTACGATGCTCGGCGTTGTCGCTGACATCAACGAAGCACAGACATACAATGAACTCGACGACGGGGACCTTGAGAAAGTCTTTAGCGTTGCGGCCCTTGCGTTCTCAAACAACATAACGTCTAAGTCTTATGTTCAGGGGCTTGATAACCTCTTTGATTTCTTGAAGTTCAAAGACCCAGTGCGCGACGCAGAGAAGTTTCTCGGTAGCATCGCTGGAGGCTTTGTGCCTAACGTGATCAACCAGTCACTTAACTACGAAGAAGACAGACCACTGCGTGAAGCCCGTGGTATCATTGACCGTATGATCAAAAGAACACCTGCTGGGGGTAACTTACCTCCGAGGCGTAATGTTCTCGGTGAAGTTATGACGGTCCCTAGTAGCGGGGGTGTCGCTGGTGTTATTAATCCATTATACATCAAAGAAGATCCGAAGAACGCAGTTGAATACGAGATTTCTAACCTTAGGTCTGGCTTCAGACAACCTTCGCGTTTCTTGAGGCCTGGCGTTGAAGAGTTAGATATGAAAGAATATTATAACCCAGAGACTGGCCAACAGGCTTACGATAGGTTCTTAGAGCTCGTCGGGACCTCAACGATCCGAGGTCGGACACTACGTCAAAGCTTAGAGCGTATGTTTAAGAGCAAGGAATACGCAGCGTTGTCTGGAGAAGATCTCAAAGACGAAACAGGAAGCGACAGCCCTAAAGTTGTTGCGCTGCGTCGCATGATCAGGGCTTACAGGGGCGTAGCGAAATCAAAGATGCTCCAAGAAAACCCAGAGCTCCGCATGCGTGAGATTGAAGCGATACAGAAAGCACGAGCCGCTAGACAATAATGAACTCAACGTATGCACCGTCACTAGTTGGCGTAACAGGGCTCCTCGGGGCCATCACCCTTGAAAGTGTTAACACCTCGATCGCTATTTGCGTCGGGGTCACCACGCTTACATATTTAATAATAAAAATAAGAAAGGAACTAAAGTAACATGGACCGCTCAGATAAACTATATGAACTCCAGGACCTATTGATCGAAGAGTTTTTACTCAGGGTCAAATCAGGAGAGGCATCCACGGCTGACCTATCGACGGTCAGACAGTTCCTCAAGGACAACAACGTGTCCGCTGTGGCCACCGAAAGCTCACCACTCCACGAACTAGTCAACGCCTTGCCGTTCCACGACGATAACGTAGACCGAATTGTAAACATGGCGTCCAATGAGTAGAAACTACAAGAGCGAATACGCTAACTACCACGCTAAGCCGAACCAAAAGAAACGCCGAGCCGGACGCAATGCCGCACGGAGACTCATGGCGCGCAAGCTGGGGCTCAGCAAAATCAAAGGGCGCGACGTCGATCACAAAGACCGAAACCCAAGGAACAACGCTGCGTCTAACCTACGGCTCCAAAAGAAAAGCCAAAACAGATCACGAAATGGCTGACCTAAGGCAACTCAAAGACTTCAGGAACTTTCTCTACCTAGTGTGGAAACAACTTAACCTACCTGAACCAACTCAAATACAATATGAAATCGCGGATTACATGCAGCACGGAGATAAACGAGCAGTTATCCAAGGCTTTCGAGGCGTCGGTAAAAGCTGGATTTGCTCTGCTTATGTTGTCCACCAGTTGCTCCTCGATCCCTCAAAGAACATACTTGTTGTCTCTGCTTCAAAGACTAGAGCAGATGACTTCTCAACTTTTACTCTTAGGCTTATCCATGAGATGCCACTCCTTAAGCATCTTATACCCCAGGACAAACAACGATTCTCCAAGATCTCGTTTGACGTCGGGCCAGCCCCAGCGTCACACGCCCCGTCCGTTAAGTCCCTGGGTATCACATCTCAACTGACCGGGTCTCGTGCTGACATTATCGTAGCCGATGACGTCGAGGTGCCGAATAACTCGGCGACCCAGATGATGCGAGACAAGCTCGGAGAACAAGTCAAAGAGTTCGATGCGATCATTAAGCCCCTCGACGACTCCAAGGTAATCTTTCTAGGAACACCACAGTGCGAAGACACGATATACCGACAGCTAACCGAGCGTGGCTACCAGACCCGCGTCTGGCCTGCGCAGTATGTCACCCCAGACCAGAACATGAAGCGATACGATGGGCACATCGCTGAGTGTTGTATTAATATTGATAATAAAGGAAAGTCAACAGAGCCACTCCGGTTCTCTGATGTGGATCTTGCAGAACGTAAAGTATCCTATGGTTCTGCAGGCTACGCCTTACAGTTTATGCTCGATTCGAACCTCAGTGATGTCGAAAAGTATCCACTCAAGATCTCAGATCTGATTGTGATGTCGTTGGACACTGAGCTTGCCCCAGAACGACTAGTGTGGGCCAAAGACCCGGACCTAGAGTGGGACGGATCGATCCCCAATGTCGGCATG